TNNTTTCTTTGTTATGTATTAAATCACCTGATTTGTTTTCTATTATATCAATCACCTACAGACCACTTTTGACACTTAGGACAGACAGCTACGCTAAATCCTGTAAAATCATCGTAATTATCTTCTATTTCCTTTGTAAGCAGCTCTAGATTACTATTATATATAATCTCATAGAAAGCCTTTCTTACTGCGTATAGATCGCCATCTACAGTGACAGTTACCCAATCATCACTTATTACTTGTTCGGGTGTAACATCATTATCAATGCTTCTCTCTTCATATATATGAGTATCAGCACAACCACACTCATCACATTCACCCATTTGTGTTATGGCTGTTCGTTCTAACTTAGCATGTTCTAATATGTATTGTTTAATGATGTCATCGCCTACTTCTATAGCAATAGAATTCGAACCATTACTATCTGCGCACTCGAATTTCTCTTCTGCCAATTTCATTATATTCACCTTCCCTTTTTCTTACATTATAACAAAAAAAGCCTAACCATTCTGCTATAAACAGATGAATCAGGCTCTTTCCAATCCAGTCCTAAGGAAGAAGATGATTAAGTTGGCTTCTCAATCATCTCGCAACCACCGCACTTAAATATCATGGCTACACGCCGTGTGTTCGGTGGCTGTGAGAAGACTAAGAAACGTCCTCTCTTTTATACTCCGTAGAGTTTGAATCGATTCGCGCTCAGTTGCGCCGGGGAGCAAGTCCCAAAAATAGCTAATTATCTTTTACCATCCTGTGAAGTGGCTAATCGATAACGTGAAAAGGAAGTATTTATATCAAGACGCATGTAGTTATTCCGGCGCCTTGTTTGAACCAATGTATTAAGGGGGTAGGCCTGGGAGAACGCCTATACATTGATTCAAACAAAGAGCCGTAGCTGTAGCTCCTTGCTCGTTTAATTGTTGATGTCAAATAAAGGTCCTGACTTCATTTGACTTCGTTACACTAGTAACCGCTGTGAGTAATTACTAGTGTTTTTGCAATAAACTCCCTCCCCCTGTAATCAAATACGAAAACAAGATTCAACATACAGGGTGCGCATAAAGGTTTTACTGCTTTTGAGAACATAAGTAAGGCGTAGGTACTTATATGCTCAATAGGAAGTAAAACATATTGTCCAATTCAATAACCCAGAAGGAGTGATCAGCATTGAATACAGACAGGTTATAAGAATATAACCTTGGAAAAGAGACTCTCACTCTTCTCGTACCCCGTGTCAAGTTGGCGCAATACTGCTAGGCTCCGCATGTTCCCTCTGTACAATCTCATGCTTCAACGCCATTCAACCCAACCGAGTGCATCTTTTGATAAGAGAGGTCGGATGCTCCTCCCATGAATTTCTTCATGGGATAAGCTTACCTCTGATTTAAATAGTAAAAGGTACTCAATATAGTAGCTCAAAAGTCTAATTTTCGTATAACACTTACCTAAGAGCATCCGCAAAATTGATTACAGCTTTTTTCTTCTTTTTATAAAATGTAGCTCGGCTTATTCCGATAATCGTATAAATGTAATCATCGTTAACTTTACTTGTGTTCATGTATTTCATTTCTAATATTTTCCGCTCATCCTCATCAAGCGCTTCTTCTAACGCTCTTTTGATTTGGGTGTATTGTATATATTTCCTTCTTTCTTCTGGATCTTCTGCTCGTATCACTCGTAATTCTGAAAATAAAATATCCACCCCAAGCTCTTCTCTTTCTTGTTTGTTATGAAATTTCACTTTGAGTACACGATATTTTTGTAACGCCTTAATCACATCTTCAAGTAAATTATCTTCTGCTTCTTTCTTTTGCTGCTTATTCAAATCAGAATCCCCCTATATCCGGTTTTTTTACAAGTCTATTTAAGTAAGGTACGTGAAATTTTAATGTGTGTTTACTGAATAAGGGAACCATGCTTAGTAAAGTAGCCCCCACCATCTACTCCGCATGGTTCCGTTATTCATTACGCTAATTGTTTTTGACTCCCCCTAACTTTTTTATCTTCAATCCAACCTTCCTGCTTCATCTGTTTCAACTCCTTATATTTAAATGTCCCATACACCCATATCCTTTGTTTCTCCCATCCAAATCCTGATCCTTCCCGGTACAAAATGCATGATTTACTTCCCGTACGTCTTGCCATACAATCAGCTCCTTATGATCTTATCCATTTTCGTTTCTCCTTGTCCCATATCACAACGATTAACTCCTGCTGATTTTGAAACTCCCATAGCTTTCTTCTGACGGGAAAACCGTCATTGATAGCTTTCTTACTGCCCTTTACATCAATAACCTCAATACGCCCATCTGCGTACGTTACTTTAAAATCTGGTGTAAACTTCATTGCTTCTTTTGTTGATTTACCCGACTGCGTTAAACTGCTTGCAATTGTAAATGTTGGTATAAGAGTATAAGAAGGATGACACTCGATATTAACGACATCCCTCTTGCTTCTCAAATACATGTAATACCTTGCTTCAGTCCTGGAATCAAATTGTATTCCCTCAACAATTGTCGGGATGCTCTTTATCCTGCCACCCTTACTTTTATCCCCTTTTACTCTCTTAGCCTTTTTAATTATCCTTCTCTTAATCTCGATGATCAGTTCCTCACTTTCTATTCCATTTGTTCTTTACACTCTGCAAGAAAATCAATAACCTCCTGAACATGCTCCCTTGTTTTCATACTCTCCATTACGTACCCTTCATCGTTATAAACATTAACCTTATTCCCTGTAAACTCCATTCCACACATTCCATCTGCACCTAATAGCTTTACGTTATTTTCCACTCTAGCAACCTCACTTTCTATTCAAAGGATTATTTTGTTCAGTTTCTTATCCGTTCCATATCGGTTTTATATTATTGTCTTTACAATATGCTTCATATTCATCTAGCAAACTCATCAAAACCGCATGATTGTCTGTCCATTTGTTTCCATACTTATTTTCATACCATTCAGTGTAGGACATGCTTGAATTCTCCTGATTTGTATCTATAATTTTTGACTGGTATGGACGCACCGTATTTATAATCATCCCCACCGTATTCAATGCAGTTACCAAACAAATAGGTTTCTCTATGCCACTTGAATGTAGGATCTAGAACATCACAGTACGGCTTTAAAGTTATATTCTCTGCAATTTTTAGGTTCCCCATGGCACCACGCATTTCTTTAAAGTGCTTATAACTTCCATTCGACCCATTACATACATATAAAGCTAGTTGTTTTCCGCGAGCGTATCTCATTTCTCTTCCTCCATTGAATAAAACTCAATATTCCGTCAATACTGTAGACAACCCATTAAGTTACTTTCTCCTAGTTCCCCCTTGGAGATGAGCAGTTAGCTTTTGCTAGCTTCTCTTTTTAATTCCCTTTCCCCAACATTTATATTTAATAGGTAAGTATAAAAGCTGTTGTATTTCACTATCATGAGTAGGATGTTCCCAAACATCATCCCACACCTCGAAATGTTCAATAGCTAATACACATTTTCTAGACATACCTTTAACTTTTTCTTCTGCATAAGCAAGTTCTATGCATAATTCCATATCCATTCCCCTTTTCTACAAAATGAAATTTTTATATTAATCTCTATCATTCAATAAACCTTTTTGAATTAACTCTCGAAGAACTTTAGATTGATTAAGGTTACCTTTTTCACACAACTCTTCAATTTCTCTCCACACTTCAGAAGGTAATGTTACTGATACTTTTTTCGTAATTCCGAACCCTTTACGACCAGCACCTTCTCGTTTACCGCCACGTTTATTTTGAATTAAGTTACTTTTATCTTTTTCTAATGCGTTATCTTCATTTTTTTGATCCGAGTTATTATTTTCATTTTCTCTATTAGTTTGATTAAGGTTACTTTTTTTAGATTGATTAAAGTGACCTTTTTCATATTTATCTTTAAAATCTTTAAGTTTATTTATTAATTCTTCACATTCTTGAATCTCGTGTGAGTAGTGCTTTTTTTCCATATTCTTATGCTTATAATCATATGGATCAGTAAGATCGAGATTTTTTATATAAGAAGATCCGGTTATCAAATCCCCCATTAATAACGAAGCTCCATTGTCCATACTCCATTTAATAAAAGTGCCAATTTTATCTAGATGATTAATAAGTAAAGATTTTAATTCTTCCTTTGTCATTTTTTCTAAATTGTTCATAATGATTTCCCCTTTGAATAAAGTTACTTTATTCAATTTTATTTCACGCCAAGATTATTATCAATTGATTTAAGTAACTTCATTCAAAAAAATTGGGTATTTAACTTTGAGTGTGAATATTGAGGGTAATTCCATTAAAAATCACCCTCTTCTAAAATCTGACTAAGTGTGGTTAAATCCACTCCGTAGTTAATAAAATCTGGCTCTGGAACATACAACGGAATAGGCTCAATTTCTGATTTACCTCATATCTTATCGAAGCGTTGAAATTGCATTGTTTCGTTGTATTTTGGCTTCTTTAGTGTTGCTTGTGTACCGTATAAAACCTTTGCTCTTAGCACCTCGAATGAATACCCCTTTCCTGCCTTTTCTACTGATTTAATGATGTTATTTACTGATTCAGTGTAGGCGTTAGTGTATTGATTATCAAAGTAGTTGAATATCTCTTTCTTGTTGTTAGTAAATGTCTTTTTAGCTTCTTTAAACTGTGTAAACTCTGTTGGAATACTCGCAACCCATTTGTCAAAGCGTTCTATAGCTTCCTCTTTGCTCTTAGAAAGTTTATAGATATCTCGTAGACCTTCTTTCAACCAATAGGCTTTACCAAGCTCAGGGAAGCGTTCAAACCAAGCTATGCGAGTTTGTATTTCAGTCCACGTTAAGTCCTCTTGATTCTTCAACATTATCCATCGGTCATTTTTGAGTATCCTCTGCTCTGTTTTAGGGAGACTCTTTTTAATTGCTATCCTTACAGCGTCTAAGGCTCTCATTGCATATTGAACAACGTGAAACTTATCAATTACTACAAAACACTCGGGAACAACTTCTTTTAATGCATTTTTGTAACCTGCGTACATATCTACTGTCGCTACCTCAATGTTTTTGTAACCTTCCATTGATAGAATCGTTTCTTTCGTTGTACGTTTCGTGTTGTCCTTAGTTATTTCAAGTAATCTGTTATTCTCGGTATCTGTGAAAACACCACGCATTGTTTTGTTTAAATGAGCTTCGTCAATTCCTAAGACTCTCGGTGCTACTAAAACCCTGTCCTGCTCCATTTCCTCAACGAACTCTTCAAAGTAACGTCTAACACTTGTATGTGAAATACCATACTCGTCAGAGATATTAGTAAATGGTCTTTTTAAAGCAAGTTTCTTAATATATTCTTTAAGCCTTTTGGTTACTTTGTCGTTGCGTTCTACGCTATCTAAATCCTCTGTAAACACTTGCTCACACGCAGGACATCTGTAGCGTTTGTGACGAATTACAATTCTCACAGCCTTACCATGTTGCGATATGTCAGAGACAGTCTTTTCTTTGATTTGGTGTACTTTGAAGTGCATTGTTCTATCCTCTTCAAATAGGTCTGTCTTAATCCAACCGCATTTAGTGCAAAGGTAAGGTAATTCGTTTCTTTCTACAGTAAAGCGATAAAAGTGTTCGTTCTGTTCCTTTAGTATTACATTGAATTCTGGTAAATTTAGCATAGTTCATTGCTCCCTCGTTAGTTGATTTATTTATTATACAACTTTCCGAGTGAAGTACGAACTATCAGTGTGATTAAGCTGTTTCTAATTCCTGTAATCTTTTATTAGCAATAGATATATACTCCTCTGATAACTCGAAGCCTATAAATTTTCTGTTTAACTTTAAGGCTGAATACGCTGTCGTACCGCTACCCATAAAAGGGTCAAGAACAATCTCACCCTCTTTTGTAGAGGAAACAATACATCTGCGTGGTAACTCTTCGTGAAAGGTAGCAGGGTGTCCGCTTATTTTTCTTGGCACTTTTTTCATATCCCATACATCAGTTAAACACTCAAAGTTATTCAATTTAACACTTGGTACTTTTGTTAGAACGAATATCAATTCATGTACGGGGAAAAATCTTCGCTTATCAACATTAGCTGTAGACTTTAAGTTCATTACTATTACTTGACTAATGTTAAACTTGGACTTTTTTATCCATTCAAAGGGGCTTATGACAGTCCCTTTAACTATTCTGTTTTTATGGTTGTAAAACATGAAACCATCATCTTTGAGTACCTCGAAGCAAGAATCAAGCACGTCAATCTGCCATTTTTGGTAATCCTCTTCGTTTAATTTATCTTTATAGGGACTTATATAATCACCGTAGGTAACACGTTTACCTCCTACCATTGTGTGAAAGTCACCGCCTAAATTATAAGGAGGACTCGTTACAATGCAATCTACTTTTTGACCACTATCTCTCAATATACTCAAACCTTCGTTACAGTTTAATTGGTGTATTTTATTCAGCATCCAATTCCTCCTTTATTGTGTTTAATAAAACTATCAAGAGCTTCTTCAAAAGAATCAAATTGCGTGATATGCCCTTCGTTTTCAAACTCATATAAAGGAATAACTTCTCCCGTTTCCTCGTCTGTGTAGCAGTTAAGCATTACACTCGTTTCATCGAATGTTAGTAAAGGTTCTCCAATATTCTCAACCGCACCCTTATGTTTAAGTAGGTAATTACCGACACCTGTCATAATTATTTCTGATAGAACTTTAGTTGATTTCAAATTAATCCCTCCACAATTTAATTTTCACACTCATGTTTCAAGAAACTATTCGTCTACTAATCTGTTAATTTATTTATCTGTCACACTGAAAGTTGCATATCAGAAGCATCAATGATTACATTTGCTATCAATTTTGCTTTATCCATATCTCATTCTCCCTTTCTCTCAAATAACTATTTTGTTTAGTTTTTATAGATAAAGCATTCACCAGTAAACCAATTCGAGTATTTCCAACAAACTGGCGTTAAATCTATTTTCCCAGGAGTATCAATCGCGTCCATAATTTCTTCATTTTCTTCCGTTAGTTCTAAAAACAGCATCATGTTTTCTTCAGTATTTGGGACATGTGCAAAATATAAGATTTCATTATCACCATTATAATTTTCGATATTCTTCGCTAACTTGTTTAATATCTCTAACTTAGTCATCTTTCATTTCCCTCCCAAATAACGCTTTTGTTAAGATTTTAAATATCCGATTTCCCTTGCGTACTCACGCATGTTCTTCATCGCTTCTTCTGTCCATCCCCAATGAGTACAATACAGACCTCCATAACCGTTTAATCCGTTCGAATTGTCATTACCATAAATAAAATGTGTAAAATCCTTTATTAATCCCCACATCGTACCGCCACTTGAAAAGTACATCTTTTGTATCTTCGTTTTATGTTCACTTCTCGTCATATTCATAGCAACATTTGTATAGTGATCTACAAACCGCAATGATTTACCGTCGTGTATGAAATAAGCGGGTGTATCTTTGTAATGAAGTAACCCTTTACCGTTGAATGTATTTTTATCATTATCTGCAATGTATTTAATAAGTGAATTAACAATTTCAATCCGTTTTTGCTTGTCCATCTTTCATTCCCCTTTTTTCAACAAAATTCAAATTGTATTAAGCTTTCTTTCCTTCGCTTTTCATCTCTTTCATTTGCTCCATTTCCTTCTTAGCCGATTGATCAATAAAGTTAATTGCATACCAATGTCTCTCCGCTTTATTCATTTTCCCTATTTTGTACAACAAGAAAAGCGAGCATAAAATGGAAACCAAATAACCTATAAGACATCCTAACCACAACATAATGTAACTCCCCCATTCTGAAAATATTTTCATTACCAGTTATCTCTTTATTCCGCTCAAGATTGTTATTTTTGCATTCTTTATTTCTAGCATTAAATCTTTAATTACTGTTGCTTCGCTTTCCCTTAATTCTTTGTCTAGTAATGCAATACAAGCTTTTTCTACATTTGGATAAAATCCAATTGATTTATAATCAAACTTAATTTCTTCGCCCTCTTTGGATTCCTTTTGGTACTTTTGGTTAATGATTACGTTGTAGGCATCTGAAGTAATTTTGTACTTTTCGCCAATGCAAATCTCCACCTTCACTCACCTCTTCTTAATTGGATTAATATCCGCTCGCTAATCGATCATAGTTAACTTGGTTCTTTTCGAAATAAGCATTTTCCATATCTTCGTATGACATCCCTAATTTCAATCCGATTGCTATAATTGTTGATAAAGCCTTTATATAGTGATTGCAATCAGAAAACTCACTTTGGTACAGTAACTCAAACGAATAGTGATATGGTTGTAATACTGTTTGATTTACAAGTAATCTTGGTACGTAAGTTAACTCATTACTATGCCCATATTTATTGCCAAGACTTGCAATGAAGTGCATACAATCCGCCCACTCATCACGTTGACGGGACTGATCATTTTTTTTATTTTTCTTCCAATATTTGAAGAACCCGATTTCATTACTAAGCTCACCTAACTCCGTAAATAAAGCTTGCGTTATGTCACCCGTTAAATTGCGACCTTGTAAACCGTGAATCTCAACAACTTTACAATCAAGCTTGTCCTGCGCTTCGAATATCTTTTGAATGTTTAACATGTAATTTCTCCTTCCCTTTTGTAACAACAATTTGTAAGCGTTCGCTTTCTTCTTGATGGTGTTTATAATGTGATTCAGCTATCTGCAACTCCGCCATCAACCTGTTAACCTCATCAAACCACTTAATAGCTTGTCCCTTCTCATGCTCAAGTGCTTCTTCGTACAGATCAATATGACGTGCTTCCATAACAACACCCCTTTATTTTCTTTTTGATTCTGCTAATAACTTAGTAATTTTATAAACACCATTTTCCGTTGAGTGCATAAGCGATTCTTCCTCTGCTTTTTCATTAATTTGAATCATTTCCGCTCTAACTTCTTGCAAGAATGTGATATATTCCCCTAATTCCTTCTGATCCATTGTTGAAGTATCATCTATAGTTGAACATTCCGTAATATCAACAAGACAGGTTGGAACCATGTTTTCGTTACGCACCGCCAAATCTGATATAGTAACTGCAATCTTCCCTAAATCGTACTTAAATAACTTATTTATCATGTTTATCCTCCCTCAATAGGTATTCCAGTTCCTCGCATAATTTTTTATAAGCTTCCATAACTCTTTTTCATCCATTTCATACAGCTGTCTTCCTGTTTTTTCTTCCTTGTAAACCCCTTTATGCAGTAGTACTTCTATGTAGATTTGCTTCTTTTTCACGATTGAAATACCTCTTGATTTTCATTACTGGAATTGTCATCGCATCTTCTTTACTCCATCCTCTATGGAGACGTTGATAATATGTGTTTTCACTTATTCCGTTTTTAATTGCTATGGCTGCATTGCTACTTCTTTCAATTGACTTTCTCGTCGCTGCTTCCATTGGATCACATCCTGAATGCACAACCCTTTTATAAAATTTCTGATAAGTAATTCCGTTACTTTTAGCAATTTTTAATTCTTCCTTATATTCTGTAGAAAACTTTCTATTTTTTAGTGGTTGCGTTGCTGCTTCGTACGGGTTCATCCCTCTTCTAAGACGCGTATAAAATGTTTCAGCCCCGATACCGTTTTCTAATGCAATCTGAAGTTCTACACTATTTGTAGTACGTTTAACAGCAGCTTCATGAGGATTCATTCCATCTTTTATTCTCTGTCTATAAGTCGCATAATTAATTCCATTTAATTCAGCTAACAACATTAACGCACGATCTGTTTTTCTATTTTTCGTATTATGAAGAGGTTGCGTAATAGCTTTCTCTATCGACCAACCATATTCGTTTACACGTTGATATACGTTCTTCTTTGAAATACCGTTTTTATTTGCAATTAAATACTGGTCATCCGTGATTACCTCGTTATATAATCTTGTCATTTAAACTTTCTCCTTACTCTTGACGATATTTCCGCCGCTTCTTTTTTTGTTAACCTCGGAACAACTGATGCCTCGAATGGGTCCCAGCCATTAGACTGAACACGATGACGAAACAATTTATATCCAATCCCGTTTTTCTCCGCTATTTCTAATTCTTTCTTATACTTTTTCGTAAACGATTCGTTCACTGGACGAGTAATAGCTTTTAATATGTTCCAACCTCTTATAATCCGTTGATCTACGTTACATTTGCTAATACCGTTGTTCTTAGCAATTTCATATTGCTCCCAAGTTGGTACTGGCAGGTAGTTATTTTCCATCCCCTTAAGTCCTTTGCGAGTTCTGACGGAATAATGTTGTTTTCTTTCTAACTGGAGTATTTGCAGCTCGCTCTAACGTCCATTCCAATCCATCAACCCGTGCAGTAAAGATTTTATATGGAATCCCATTTTTCTCTGCAAGCTCTGCATACCCCTTATATTTAGGTCTATTCCGTTTTTGCAACAATGGCGTTGTAATTGCTCTTTCAATCGTCCACCCTAAATACTGAACCCTTTGATCTACATTTTTTCTTGGTATCCCATTCTTCTTTGCAGTTTCATAATCGTCCCAAGTTGGCACTGGAAAATATTCACCCATTCCATTCACACCCCTTAAAATTCATTAATTTGAACAACGTCTCCCTGTCTCAATAGGTGGAGTTGTGGCCGCTAATTCGATATCCCACTTATAATTACGGATTCGTGAATGGAACGTTTGATAGTTAATTCCATTTCCTTCTGCGATTTTAGCCATTCCCTTGATAAAATCCGATGTTTTTCTAACAGGCTTTGTTGCTGCTTCTTCTGGAGTGAATCCTAAGTTCAGTCGACTATAATATGTGTTTGGATTCATTCCACTTTGTACCGCTATATCAAGCCATATTTCCGATTCACTTTGCTTGGATTTGCGTTTCCTTCCAGGTGGTGTTGTTATAGCTTCTTCTTTATCCCAAGCGCAGCTGTAAACGCGATTTCTTAATGTATTTTTGTTTACTCCATTTTCTTCAGCCCGTTTATAATCAGACTGATTTAGGATCCCCTTTTTCATTTCAGTCCCCCTAATCTAACTCCATAATTTCTGCAAGCGATCGATTACTTTCCACAGTTTTTATAATTTGGATTCTCCCGTGCTTTGCTATGGCATCGCTCTTTGCATCTTCTTCATTTTCTACTTCAAACCAATCTATTTTCTGTTTCTGATCCTGATCAAAGAAATGAACTTCAAATGTAGGTGTTATAGCGTTATGCTCTTTACCACTTAGGAATTGTTTAGAAGTGCTAGTTGCTGCGTAATCTAGTTCTCCTATTACATCCTCAAATGAGAGTTGTCCGCTTTTCATGATGCCCTTCCCGATTTCTCTTCCTGCTGCTTACGATGAATTTTCATTAGGTTTGCTATAACGGCATGGCGCTTTCGATCTACTTCCTCCGGCGTTCTATTCGCTGCTTCGCAAACGCATGGTCCAAACTGATACATTCCCATCCCAATACCGTTTTGAATTACTCCAGTTCCGTTACACGCGCACATAATCGTCACCCTTTCTTATTACAACTTCGATATTACGTTCTGATATTTGAGCTACTGCAAAAGCTATGTTGTTATGACCAGCGATGTTCACTCGTAACTTGTTGAAGATGTATAGTAGCTCTTTATTTGAAAATTCAGTCTTCTTTCCTGTTGGCTGTCGCAGTAACTGACCTTCGATTTTTTCTAGTACGTCAATTTTTATACTGAATTTATCTTCTTCAATCTTTTGATGTACTTCTCTTATGCTCTTGCGGTGCCCATAACGCTTTCCTACCGCTTTTATTAAGTCGAATAAGGTTCTAGATTCAATCCTTCTTACAGTTGGATCACCGTAACAAATTGAGCAAGCTGTAATCTTTTTCTCTTCAATGTACACTTCATGAATATCGATGTTATCAATGGCTGCTGCGCATATATCACAAAATGGTTTAGATGGAGCTTCATAATTTAACAATTTCAGTCCCCCCTTTATTAAATTAGAAAGGTAACGGTTTCTTGCGTTTATCAGGTGTATTTTTAAATGTCATAGCTGATTTACAACCGAGTATCCTTGATGTAATTCGTTGATCATAGCAATATGAGATGGCTGCACCTACTAAATTTGTAGCAATTCCGTTCGCTTTCCCTTGTCTGCCATCAAATATAGTCATGTACGTATCATTCATATATTTCGTTGCTCTTTGAAGACTCGTAATGTCTCCTTCACCTTGTGCATTATGAAACTCTAATGCTTTTAAATTGATATCCCGGTAATCTCCTAATGTAGAGCCAAAATCATCAAATATTACTACATCAGCATCGATGATTTTCTGTAAGTAATCATCCTCTGATATATCCTTTTTACTAAATGTGGATTTCAATTTTTTAAATAGAACACTTTCACTTATGAATAAAACCGTTTGTTTGCCGTTCTCATTAACCTCTTCAGCAATAGCATGCATTAAATGGCTTTTCCCTCTTCCCGCGTCTCCAGAAGCTACTACCGTGTACTTTAGATTCTTGATGAAATTTTGAGCATGTAGTTGAGCTTGTCCTTTATTGTTTTTTTCCTCATCATGTTCCGCAATGAAATTCTCAAATGTTGCTCGCATAATCGTTGGGTCACTAATTAAGCTATGGTTATGAAAGTAAGCTTTTCTTTTCCGTTCGTCCTCACCTTTGTAATACTCATTGCATTCTTCAAATAATCGGTCATGGTCCTTTTGTAAATAACATTTAGGACAAACTTCTTCACCTTGAAATATCATCGTTCTTTGTTTTATCCCCTTCGCCTGACATACTTCGCACATATTAGAAGTCAAATTCAGTTTTTTGGAAGTAAACGTTTCCGTTGCTTGCAACTGGATCATTTGATTTCGCCCCTTTATTTCGTTTAAATTCACCCTCAGAAGCTTCTACATCTTTTAATGTTTTTATATTGTTGTTAGCCCATTGCTTCAAGATCCCCTCAGCATAGTTCCATTTCTTCTGTTGTTTTAAAGCTCTCTCCATAGCAGCTTGTACTAATTCCTCACTAGTTTCATCAACCCATTGTGAAATACTGTCAGCTATGAATGAATTGAGAATCCCAAAGTTATTTTCGTAGAATGCGAATATATTACTACTACTTACTTTCTTTGTAGTATTCTCTGTAGTAGTCTCTGGTAATGGTCTGCTCATATTGAGCTGTTCATCTGCTCGTTTTGAGCACTCCATTTGCTCATTTTGAGCAGATGGTCTGCTCATCCGATCCAACAGGTCATAATCAATGCGATACCATTTAGTTTGATCAATTTTCAATTTGTTGTAGTTCCCTTTTATAAGTAACCCCTGCTTCTCAAGTTTATTTACTATTCGCCGTAATGTAGCAGAAGACCAAAAAGGAAATTGCTTCAGCCATTCGTCATAAGTGTTGTAAATCCAATAATATCCGTCATGTTGATGTTTTGATTTGTTTAACCAATAATGAACTTGTTGTAAAAATATTGCTTCATTAAGCCCTATTGCCTTAGCTAACCCCGGCAATACGATCAACGGTTCTTCGTGTATTAGTAAGTTGCTCATTGTGTTCACCTTCTCCATCTACATCTAATCGCTCGCATATTGCAAAGCCGCTATTAATATCAATTTCTAGCAAGTTATAACCTTTATAATTTTTCTTTAGATATGTTTTTACTAGTTTTTCAAGATCCTGGCGTGATGCCGCCCTTTTAAAAATTGCTTCACTTATTAAAACTCTGCGCATTTCCTTCCGGTCAAACATCGCCAGTCCTCCCATATCATTCCTCCTTGTATTTAGGAGAAAACATTTGGTATAATCTTGTTAGTATTGTTGCGTCAATACTTTTGTTTTCTCTAGAGTCGATTATTAGGCGTAGTCGGCTCTTTTTATTTTGCTTTGATGCTATGCGCATCATCATGACCAGGAACGAGATGGAGAGGTGTGGGTGTCCGCTCCCAGCCATGATGATGCGCATAGGCTTGTCCTACCCTATAACATAAGTACTTCTAAGACTTCTTTCGCACATCGCTTATGCTCTTTATCCCATCGATTCATTTCTTCTTTATTACCTCTTAACTCAGCAATTAATTCTTTAAATGAATATTGCGCCATGCATTCATGTCGTTTTTCTATGTAAGTTGTTTTTTCCTCTTGAGTCATTACCGGAGCTGCACTCATCGTTTCACACCCTTTAATCTTGTGATTTTCTTGTCCATAACATCGATCCAATATACAAAAGACATCATCCCGCCTATAATCACAGCTATAACAAATAAAGAAAGTTCACTTTGTTCCATCTCAATTTCCTCCTGATTTTTATTTCAGTGGATCTATGATGTATGTAAGCTCAATCTTCTGTTCACGAAAAGTGAACGTTTAGTCAAAAATAATAGTTAACTTTTCGTTAACCTTTTACTAATTCGTCTACCGTAACGTCGTACAATTTAGATAGTAAACCTAATCTGTATATACTTGTTTGTCTCTTGCCAGACTCAAGTTGTGAATAAGAAGATTTTGTTGAGTAACCAAGATAACGACCCACATAAGCCTGACTATAACCATGTTTCTTACGTAATGATTTGGCTTTTTCTATATTTAGTTTCATGTTTATCACCTTTGTTCGTTTCGTTAATCTGATAATAACACGTAGTTCACTATTTGTGAACCGTAAATTTAATTTTCTTTAAAAAACTTAAAAAGGTTGTCTTTGAGTGAACTTTTCTGTTACATTTTAAATATATACTAAGTATATACTATGTATATACACGCAAAAGATAATGGGATATGTGATTGTTATAAAGGGGAGAAAACAAATGAATTACCAACTAATTAGCCAGAGGGTTAAAGAAATCAGGACTGTAATACTTAAAATGAGTCAATCCGAATTCATTAACGCACTTGGATTAAAAAGTAAATCAGCAGTTTCTATGTGGGAAAACGAAGAAATGGATAAGTGTCCATCAAGAAAAACTTCTTTAGATATAGCTAAACTTGCAAATGTGTCTGTAGCTTATGTACTAGGGGAATCTGATGAAAAGAACCCTAATACAAGTGCTCAAGATGACTTTGAAGAACTAATAACTGAATTCAGAGAAAAAGATCCAGAAAAACAAAAAGAGATAATGAAATTATTTAAAGACTTAATGAAACTAACAGGCGATTGATAGCATTAGAAGCTACCGATCGCCTTTTTCATTTTCAATATGATTTCTATTGATTTTTCGTCACCTTTCTGTGCCGCTTTCATAACTTCTAATAATTGTGATTCGAACTCTGCTACTTCTGTTT